CTCAACAAGCCCAAACTCAAAACACAAAAGCCAATACTCTGCAAACAGTAAGTAATACGGATGCTGAAACCTTATCAGATATGTTCTTGCAAGGCGGTGGGCAATGAGTGATTTAGACAAGAAAACCAGTGACAACAAAAAGCAGCGCGACCAGGAGCTAAATGACCTTCGTGCCTTACTTAATACCGAAAGCGGTAAACGTTTTTTAATGCGCTTAATCAATAGGTCGAATTATTTACAACCTACCTACGGAACTGGCGCACAAATCAGTGATTTTGCATTTCATGAAGGGCGAAGAGATTTCGGGCTATTCATTATTGGTGAAATTACACAAGCAAATTCAGATGCATGGTTAGACATGCAAAAGCAACATTTCAAAGAAACAAATGAGAAGGTGAGCCATGAGCGAAGCAGCGACAACTACGACAGCAACTAATACCGCAACAACTACAGCTGCGGCAACAACTGATACAACTACGTCAACCGCACCGACTGAGAATACGACTACAACAGCGGTAACAACACCTGCGGCTGAAACAACTACAACCGATAACCAAGAAGGTAAACCAGATGTTTTGTTAGGAGGCGAACAACCTCCCGCAGAACAACCGCCTGCTGAGCAACCAATTCAATACACCGACTTCACAATGCCTGAAGGGTATTCATTAAGCGCTGAAGATTCAAAGGTTCTTTAAGAACTAGGTCAAGAGTTCAAGATGCCTCAAGAATCGGTTCAAAAACTTGTTGATTTGGGCGTTCAAATGCAGCAACGACAAGTTCAAGAACAGCAAAAAGTTATTGCTTCATGGCTTGATGCAGCCAAGGCGGACCCGGAATACGGCGGGGATAAATTAAAGGACAGCCTGTTGACCGCACAACGTGCCTTTAGCTTACCGAGAGGTGATGAAATCTCTAAGATTCTCTTTAAGAGCGGACTAGGAAATCATCCGGCTGTCATTGGCTTTATGGCTGAAGTTGGCAAGTTGTTAGAAGCTGACAACATGACACATGGCAAAGGCACAAATACAACTGGAACCAGTCTCGGCA